TCGACCACGTGGAAACACTCATCGCCAGGATTCTTCTTCAATGCGATCATTTTCTTGCCCATCCTTTCTGCCCTCGTAACCTCCGGGGCGGGAATTTTTACTTTTGGTTCCTGTACTGCCTGATCGCGTAGTTGGTATAGAACATACGGTCAAGCTCATGCTCAAGATGCTGCCGTTCCATCTGAAGGACTTTTCGCCCCCACTCGCTAAGCAGGCAGCCAGAAAGATCATCCTCAATACCTTGCAGCATTTTAAATTCGTTCAGGAATATCCGGCAATCATTGTCAGGGCATTCAACCTGCAAAGCCCGTCCGAGATCTTTCAAATGCTTTCTCATTTTTTGTGCCTCCCTTGTTTTGATGTCTATACCTTACCATAGCTGTATACTTTTGTCAATACCTTTTTTATATATTTTTTACATCTTTTTGATAAAAAGAAAGAGGCCAGGGACTCGGCCCCAGCCTCTAACTTCAATATTCTATTTTCCGCATCACTCCGGCATAGAGCCGGGGATTTGTTGCCTGAAGCACCGCCATCAGCTCGTCGATGATCGGCCAGATCTCCTCCTGCCGCCTCCCGTCGACCGCCCTCAAGAATTCAGAATCGCCGTACGCTGTTACTGTTTCGATTTGCTCGACAGGCGGCCCGGCGTAGGAATACTGCGGCAGGATCCTGACCGGTTCCTCGGTGCTTTCGTCACCGTAAAGCTCGCGCCGGATTGTCAGAAAGGCCGCCAGCTTGATGCAGGTGCTTGCCGTCGGGTTTCGGATTCCTTGGCATTCGGCGATGGCCTCCTGCAAGTCCTGCTCGGTTATCACAGAAGGCCACCTCCTCACATCTGCTCAAGTTCCTGAACCAGCTGACTCATACGCTGTCTGATCTGCTCGTTGGGGGCGTCTTCCATCAGCTCCTCAAGCTGTTCGACCAGCTCGTCGGCGTTGCGGTAGTACATAGAGCCACCCGTCCGGGAATACCGGCCCATGCTGTCACGCCGGGCATTACTTCCGCGCCCACGGCCTCCGCCCCGGGCATAAGAAGAACCACCACCGGACCCGCCACGGCCCATTCGCGCGGTATTGGTATTACCGCCCTGACCGCCCTCATAGTAGTAGGAACCACCACGACGGCTGTATCCTTCTTCCTCTTCCGCCGCTTCGATGATTTTGCAGAGGTTCTTTATGGCGTGGGAGAGCTTGTCGACGATCTCCAGAGAACCGGCAGACATTTCGCCCTTCCGTCCGTACTCCTCCAGCTCCTTCATCAGCATTTCTTTGAGTTCGTAGAGTTCATGCATTTTTGCGTCCTCCTTCCCCTCAAGCTATCCGCGTCACGGTCAGGTTGGCATTCTGGACCAGAATCGCGGGCGCGGGTGTCGTTGCAGGTGTCGCGCTCTCGGAGACGTTCTCCACCGACAGATTGAAGCAGCACCCTTTCGGCACGGTGATGATCGCCGTCGACGTCACGTTGAAGAAATTCTCCGTTGTCGGGGGATCCGTAGCCGTCGCCGCCGGGGTCACGATCGCCCTGCTTGTCAGGATCGGTTCCCCGTCAAGGGCCAGCGCCACCGCGATCGGGCCGACCGTTCCGCCGTCCGGGATCGCGATATTGCCGTTGAAGGTCACCTGATACCGGGCGAAACACCCGCAGGAGTTGTTGACGATGCCTCTGAGAGTTACAATTCCGCTCTCGTTTCTGTGCAGAACATAGCCGCGATTACAGCCGATGGACGTGTTAAGGACCACAGGCTGATTCGGCTGTACGGTCTGCACCGGATTATAAGTAAACTCAGCCATCAAAACACCGCCTTAGAAGTTGCCGTTGAAGCCGCCGACGCTGTTGCCGCATCCGCACCCGCAGCCGCTGTTGACGGTCTGAGGGCAGGTGAAAATCGGGGTCATGCCGTAAACCGGCATCGTGGGCACCGGGCAATCGCGAAGCCTGTTGTACATCGCATCAATCTCTTCCACCTGTCCAGCGCGGATCTGTGCGGTCTGGGCGATCTGAGAAGCCTGCATATTGGCAAACGTGAGCTGCCGCTCAAGGTCGGCGATCTTCTCGTTCTTCGCATCGATCTTGTCCTGGCAAAGCTGATCCAGGATCCTCTGCGTGTTGGACGTCTGGTTGACCAGGATGTCACGGATGCCGTCAGAAATCGCCGCACGGTCCGCGCAGTTCTCCGTGGCGATCGTATACCGGAGGTCGTTCGTTGCCATGCGGTTCTCGCAGCAGCAGTCAGCCAGCTGAGAGCCGAGCTGATTGAAGCCCTGAGCCATCGCGGTCTGAGCTGCAAACGCCTGCTGCATATTGGCGACCTGCCTCGTGTTCGCGTTCTGCTCCACGCCGTTGAAGCCGTTGCAAAGAGCGTTCTGAACGCCGAAGAATCCCTGGTTGACGGTATTCTGCATATCGCAGCAGCACCCGCAGAGCTGAGTCGACAGTGCCTGAACGCCGCCCTGGACTCCGGTGATGCCGGACATAACCGCAGCCTGATCGAAGCCTCTCTGGACTGCACCGCCATTGGAACCGCCATCGTTGACGATGATGGGAGCACCGCCGCCGAAAGCACCGTTGCCGTTGTTGTTGCCCCAGTTTCCGCCCATAGCGGCAATCAGGATGAACAGAAGGATGATCCACCATCCGCCGTCACCCCAGCCGTTATTGCCGCCATTGCCACCGCCATAGACGGGGTAAGGCATACCGCCTCCGTAGCCGGTCGGTCCTACGAGCATCGTGGCGGGAATGCCACCACTCTCTTCAGTAAGAGCCATTTTTCTTGTTTCCTTTCATATCGTATTTATTCCACCGCCGTGTGCACCCGCCGGGAGAATACTTGCAACTTACTTAATACCGAACGTCTGCGCCATGACCTGCGCATTGTTCAGCTGCTGTTGGCTGATCTGTCCACTGTTCATTAAATGCTGAATAATCTGCTGTGGACTGCCGATTCCTTCCGGCACGTTATATCCGGCTTTTCGCAGAACCGCCAGCGGATTGGACTGAAGCTGAGACAGGAGCGCCGCCGGGTTCATTCCGCCGGAAGCCATACCACCAAGGGCATTGAAAAAGGGGTTAGCCATCGTCCTCATCCTTTCTGGCAGCTTTCTTCACGGTCGCCTTTGCTTTCAAAGTGCTGACCTCCTCCTTCAACGATGCGATCACACCGTCTACATCCCGCACGACACCAGCCAGAGCCGCCAGTTCGTCTTTTGTCGCGTAAGCTATACTTCCACCCTCCTGCGCCGAAACGCTCTCTGCGGGCCTCTCAGGGCGTTCTACAAGGTCATAGGTCTTCATGCTCGGTTTGCCGCTCGCATCCGCCTGCTTGAGGTATATCACCGGAGCACCGGAATCCCAGAGGGCCACGGCAGCGTTTGGCGCCACCGGATACATCGCCGCCTCCTGATTGTTCCGAACCCACAGGATGCTTGACTGATTCTGCGGCTGGGGCTGCACTTGCTGCACAGGCTGAGCCTGCTGCGGAGCCGGTGCCGGATACTGCACCTGATAGGGGTTGACCGCGTAATAGTTGGGCTGATACGTCGCCGGGAAATAACTGTTGTAAGCCATGTTAATCTTCCTTTCTCCATACATAGACGGGGATCTCCCGCTCCGAATGCCATGCGTCATAAATGACGCCATCTTTGACGGTAGCCACGTGGCCGCTCATTCCTACAACGAAAAGACCCTCCGGGTGATCGTTGGCGAAATCCTCCAGCGTATAGCACTCCGGGCAGGAATCCGGGATCGTTTCCCGCCGGAATCCGTGCTCTTTCAGGACCGCACCAAACACAGCATTGCTTGAAGGCATATCGCACATTTCAAAGCCCTTCGCCGCCAGCATCGCATACGCTCGGTCCCAAGGAAGATCCAGCGCCTTTCCGAGAGCGCGGACCGTGCAATCGCCGACGTGGCGCCCGCTTGGATTTTCGTTGTATAACTGCCACATAATCTTCCGCCTTTCTGTAAAAAAGCATAATAAAAAGGCTTCGCCCCTACAATGAAGTAGGGACGAAACCTTTCGGAAGGAAGTATGAACATTAAAGAAACGGAGCTATTTCAAGGAGCCTGTCAGAGAGGATCTGGCTGACTCGCCGTGGAGACAAGTCGATGCCATCCGCTTGAGAAATCGCATCAGCGCTCATGCCGTCAACGTAGTGCATTTTCATGATCTCGCGATCCCGTTTGTGGTGGATGTATTCGTCAATAAGAAAGGTGATGTGACTGTTGGTATAGTCCTTCATTTCTTGTTTTTAATGCGGCCTGTTCCGTGACACATATTGCACTTCCGGTAGCCACTGTTCCCGCCAGTTTTACGGCGTCGGGTTTTGACGGTTTGTTTCGCCATTGTAAATATCACCGTCCTGACCGATATAGCTATTATAGCCATCCTCGTTTTCTTGAGTGACAACAATCTCCTCAAACTGGTTCTCATAGACGATCCACGCGAAATTCGTCGCCACCAGCAGAGCGACCGCGACCAGCGCAAGGATCCACAGTTTTTTGATAGTTCTCTCAAGCCGCGCCAAAGATGCCTCGTGGACTATGTAGGGGACAGGCTCGGTAGCCAGTCTGTTCTCTTTGCAAGCACTACAATCCGGCACGGGATCACCTCTCGAAAATCATTTCACCAGAACGCCAATTACCGCAGCGCCAATAACACTGACGCCCCATAGGATCGCATTGAGCTTCGTCTTGATAACAGCAAATTCCGTCATATCGTTCGCCAGCTTCTTATTGATTTCGTCTACCGTGCTATCGCATTCCGCGCGGGTCACAAAAATCTCCTTCAGCCGGTCTATGTCATCACGGTCAATCATATTATCGCCTCTTTATACCGGAATTTTTATCTGCTGTCCTATATAGATCAGATTTATATTTTTGATACCGTTCAGCTGCCCCAGCTTCGCGGCCGTGGTGCCGTACCTCGCTGCGATCTTGTTCAGCGTGTCTCCGGCTTTAACCACATAAATAATGTAATCCGTACCTTCCGGTTTGTCAACCCAGCCAGTAACCTGACCGCTGACATTTACCCGCGATTTTGTGGTTGTGATCCTGATGCGGCCGTTCACTACACTGCCACCCCAGAAATAATATTTTCCGGTTATCGTCGCGGATCGTGTCTTTGACTCAGAACCGGCATAAAGCGGCGCGCTCTTCAGTTCCACAGGATCGCCCGCCGCCAGCGCATGCTTGGCCGGCGTCGGCTCTACCGGCTTCGGGTCTTCCGTCGGCTCCTGCGGCTTCGGCACAACATACTTCGGATGGCCGTAGCCTTCAATGTTGGACGATCCGAGATTGTAAGTGTGCTGCCCCACGCAGTTTCCGGCGTTGCCTTCAACGGTGGTGATCCTGCTGCTGTTGATCCCGACCACGATCCCGGTGTGCGCGTAGTCTTTGAAGAACACCTGATCGCCCAGCTTCGGCGTCTTGCTGAAAGCTCCCGCCGCCTTGTAATACTGCGCGGAGTAGACGCAGCCGGCGCCGTACAGACCGGTCTGGTACTCCATCGCCTCGGCCTCTTTCTTGTTGTGGTCGCAGAGCGTCCAGAAGCACCAGTCCACGAACACGTCACACCACGCGTATCCCTGCTTGTTGCCGTTGTAGTATCCGGCCTTGTAGAGATCCCGCGCATACTTGTTGTAATTGGCAGACCCGGCATTCGCGTCGAAACTGTCCAACTGACTATTGGTGGCTTTTTCTTTGTATCCAATCTGAGATTTCGCGATCTTGATCAAATTTTCAGCCGTTCTCTCCATTTTCGTCCTCCTTGTTGTACTGTTTACGCAGGCCGTTGACTACGGCGCCGATGCAGGCTGTCACAGCTGCTGCCGAACCTACCACGGCCTCTATGTATGGCCATCCCCAGATCGCCCCAAGCGCCGCGTAACAGGTCGCCAGCGACGGCAGAATTAATTCGCCGATCAGTCTGATGATGTCAAAAAGTTTATTGCTCATTTTTCTCCTTTCTTCATGAGGGAGGCGATGACTGCGCTGTTTATTGTCTTACCTCCCTCTATATCTGCACCCAGGAGTACCAGGTGGTATTCCATTTATATCTGAAGTACACCCCAGAGCCGTCATAAGCTGTGTATCTTTGCATTTCATAATTGCCGGCGGCGTTCTGGAAGACTTCAAGAAGTCCTGACTTCGTCACGGGATAGTGCCTCGCCGTCGTCGCATCTGATGAGTAGGTCTGGATGTAGTAGCCCGGCTCTGAAACGTCGTTCAGGTCTCCCGTCGTTAGGTCGTACAGCATTTTCAGATTCCAGAAAGTAGATTTTCCCTTGACTACAAAAGACCAGTCAGGGGCCACCTCCAGCGTCTTGTTGTATTCTGCGATCTTCCCGAAGGCCGCGCCAGGCAGGTCGACGTTGATGTTGAACGGCACCGACTCTGTGGACACCGAGACGGTGTACGTTCCAGAACTTCCGAGAGAGTCCGTCAGCGTGGCGACCAACTTGTGGCTCGTCTGCGTGCTTACACTTGTGATGTAGGTCACTCTCGTCCCGGAGGAGAGGTTTGACGCGCTGTCTTTCTGCGTGCCGTCCAGCTTCAAGATATAGGTCGCGGTCTGGTTGCCGTAGACCGTGATGGTCGCCGTTACCTTCAGAGTCGACCCGTTGTCCGCCTCCACGAAGTTGTTCCCCGTCCCGTTGCCTCTAACATAGGCCAGTCTGACCTTTGGGAGGTTATAGACGGAGGACGCGTTCAGCGTGAAAGTGTACGTTCTCGACCCTACCGTCGTCCCGCTGCTCTTGGTCGTGACCACGATGTTGCCGGTCTTTGAACTCTGGCCGATCATCTGCAGGTACAAGGAAGCGGGAGGCGTCCAGTTAAACGAAGTAGATCCACCGCTCGAGATGGTCGTGATCGTGCCGGAGGCGGAGCCGAAAGTATAGGTCACGGCGTCGGTGAACGAACTGCTGTTCCGCGTGATACTGATCGACCCCGCTGTGCCCACCGTGAACGATGATGGAAGCGTGAGCGATCAGTATCACGCGGAA